TACGAACCATTTGGTCGCTACCTCATCATTGTCAACGGCCATGACAAGCCCTTGAAGTTTGATGGTGAGAAAGAGAACAATCAGGTCCACACTCTTGGTTGGGAAACTATTCCAGCCCCCCCTACTCCGTGGGGAGTAGACAAGAACGATACAACTGGAAGCGGCTCAAGACAGAACTTTATCATCCAAGCCGAGGTGGGTGCAAAGCAAGCGGTTCCTGTTGGGTTCTCTCAGATTATTGGGCTTGGATATACTGAAGACAACGCAAAGAATGCTTACAGGTGGCGCGTGTCCTGGGTTTCAGAATCAGGTAGCGAGAGTCCTGTTTCTGCTGAATCGGGTACGATGACTTGGGATACTCAAAACAGCGGTGGTGCCACTACTGAGTACGACAACAAGCGCCAAGCGGTTTACCTGGATGACTTGCCTATTGGTCCTGCTGGAACAGTAGCCAGAAGAATCTATAGGACAAAGAACCTTGGGAGTGGTGGTTCGTCTGATGCTGGTGCGCTTTACTACTTGGTAGCTGAGATTAAAAACAACACGGACAAGTCCTATGTGGACTATACGCCAGACCAGTTTCTTCTAAACCCTGCTCCTTCTGCTGCTGACAGCGTCATTTTTCCATGCCCAGGGGCCAGGTTTGCCGCCAGTTTTAAGAACTGTCTTTTCTTAGATGGAGGACAAGCTGACCCCACAAGAGTGTACTTCTCGAACCCGCTGAATCCCGATTCATTTTCAGCATTAAACTATTTCGATGTAGGGGTTCGGGATGGTGGTGACATTACAGGACTCTTCGCCTACTACAACAATCTGATTCTGTTTCGAGAGTCTTCTATTGAGTTGGTTCGCGGAGACCCAGTCAACGGATTCAATGTTGTGCCATTCATTCAGGGCATTGGTTGTAGAGCAATCAACTCAGTAACGGCGGTTCCCGGTGTTGGTGTCATGTTCCTTGGCAATGACGGTGTTTACCGAATCCACGGTGGTCTTGACGGTGGTTCTCAAGTCAAGGTTGAGAAGATGACCCCCGGTCTTGTGAAGACAGAGAAGCGATTCAACTCCGCTCTCTTGGCTCGCGCATCTGCTACTTACAGCCCCAAGTGGAGAGAGTGGCATTGCTATATGCCTGTAGATGGAGAAGAAAAACCATCGTTTGGCCTGGTCTACCATGTGGATAAGAACGCTTGGTCTACTCGTGCAAACTTTCCAGTGGGGTGCATTGCATCTGACCAGAACGGCGAGCTCATCTTTGGTCACAACACAGGCAAGCCAAGCGGGACACCGGCTACCTGGGAGACTGGTCTGTTCGTTGTCTCCAGAAAACGTATTGATGGTTATTCGGTTGGTATTGTTGAAGGGGAAAGTACCGCTATTCCCAAGGTGGCGATTACATCTACCTACAAGTCCAACTGGATGGACATGGGCAAGGCGGCACAGAAGAAGTTTGTCAAGTACGTCTACTTGCACGTCATGACCAAGGGCGACAACGCTATCCCCTTGAAATACTTCAAAGATTTCGACTACGATGGCGTCACGTCTTCTGGTGAGAAGATGCAGCGTGCAGACCATCCAGACCAAGCGGTATTCAACACTGCAATCTGGGACACTGCTGTATGGGAAGACCCGATGTTCACCACCATTCGCTACCCTATTGCGCTGAGTGCTGCCTCGTTCTTTGCCTTTGAAGTGGAAACAAACAACGACTTTGTTCTTGTGGGCTACTCGCTTGAGTTTGCTGCCAACAAGACCCACACCATCAAGGGTAAGCGCTAATGGCTTTCAAGTGGACAGAAGGCGACCACCGCAGTGGGAACATCCTCGATGTTGAGGAGTTCAACACCTCATTCAACGCATTTAAGGGTGAGATTAACGGTGGATTAGACAGGGAGAACCTGCCAAATGGAAGTGTGTCCAACCAAGAGCTGGCCTCAAATGCAATGGTCAAGTATGTCGTCGTTCCCAACATTAGGGCTCAAGACACGGTAACGGCAAACCTGTCTTGGGACCGCGATGTTTCGGGTGCTGGTAGTGTTCTGACCCAACCGATAAAGGCGATTACTCACAACAACTATGGCGGTAGTTGGAAGACCAATCCAGCATACAGTATCAACACACTGTTCCAAGAGGGGATGCTCCACCTAGAGTTCAACTGTTGGTATTGGACTTTCAACTCAACAGCGGGTGCGGCGTTTCTAAGAACCGTTGAGTTCCAGGTTCTGTTGGACGGTGCGGTGGTTGTCCGAAGTGGTGTTCACATGCAGAATGTTGGGCAAATTCACCTTGTGACGGATGTCCCCATTTCAACCGGAAACCATAAGATTGAGATTCGGTGGCGCTGTTCTGCTTTTACTTCGACAGCCGCAGGCACCAATGTTGTCACCATCAGTGACCCTGTTTTTTACTATGATGGTGGACAACTCACAGCAATCAACAGGTATCGCTAAATGAGCACTATCAGCACAACTAACTTTGAGGCCGGTGAGACTACCAACCGAACCGATACGAACAACAAGTTCTCTGCCGTTCAGACGGCCACTGGCTCTATCAATGAGGACAACACTCGGTCTGAAGGTATTGATAAGCGTCAGCTTGCAGCACATTCGTATTCAACAGGTCGTATGGAGCCCGTTGTCTGGGTTGACTACACAACCAACTGCACTTCAGCGATTACCTCAAACACCTACACTGATTCGGTCAGCACACCGACAGATGGGACGGGTGCGTTTTACATTTCTCACGGTGATGGTCTTCATCTAAACTGGACAGGGCCGGGGGTTGGCCCGGACGGAGGCATTGTCGTAAAGGCAGGCGATCTTGTTCGGATTCATTTCGACATCTTTCTGAGCAAGATTAATGACGCTGGTTATGCGAGCAATGGCCCAGCAGGACCAGCAACCGGAAGCAGGACCAACAATCGGCCAGACGCGATTGGCATTCTTTTCTTTCCTCTTTGGAGAATCAACGGTGGCGCATTCACCCAGCTCGCAAACGAAGCCGACTTAGACGCCAGTCTTACCGCCCCAGCAAGCATCACCTTCAACAATGTAGCCAACACAAAGGTTGATTCTGTCGCGTTCTGTTCGATGGAGGGGTACTTGGACACGGACTGCTACCCAGCCAGGACAGTTCACGGGACATGGAACTATGTCCATACTGGCGCGGACATCACCATCAATGAAATCAAGCTCTATTGTCGAGGCCCGATGGTGTACCAGTGGGATGTCGGTGGCGGTGGTAGCCGTGTCTTCCATGCCCCAGTGTGGGGCGCGGGCCGCTATGCGAATAACTACTTAGACATTCCTGCCGCTGGTGGCACCAACTTCGACATCACTCTTTCCAACGGACATTTGGGTGCGGTGATTATGAGGGGAGATAGCTGATGGCATTTACACCAGTCACGATTCCAGCAGGAACAATCTTAGACACCAACGCTTCTGGTCAGGGTTTACAAGACAATCTCGACAAGATGAAGGAATACGTTGATGGTGGTGTTGTTGCCGCAGATTTGGCCACTGATGGGTGGGCGCAACCAAAGCACCTAATGCGTGGTTATTACAACCCAATCGTTAATATGCATTCATTCGTGAGCGGGCTGGATGGTTCCAGAACAGCATCTGATGATGAGTATTCGTTCTTGGGAAACGGCTACACAGATCGCGGTGGCCCAAGCGACCCAAGCACTGATGCCTATCCAGACACAAGTATTAACTTTTTTCTCAGGTCACCGGCAGATGTGATGTGTCAGTTCACTGCTTATCCAGTGACACCAGCGATGCCGACGCTCAACTTTAACTATGCTTCACGGGTTTTCATATATCTCGATGACACCCAAGTTTTAGGCTCTCGATGTTGGCAGACGCACTATCCATCGGGTGTTGCTGCAAGCCTTCGGATTCTGCCGCATTATCAAAACACTTGGTCTGGTTTTTACATCGCAAAGAATCTTGCGGCAGGAGAACACACAATAAGTCTTCGTGGCTTTACCCGTGCGAGATATAGTTTTCTCACTAAGTGGTCAGTAAGCCTTGAAGCTTTCTATAGGTAGGTAATATGGCAAAGAAAACAGGAAGGGGTGCATCGGCTGCAGAGGCGGCTGTAACTGGGGCAACGCTTGGCTCTGCGTTTGGTGTTCCTGGTGCTATTGCTGGCGGCCTTATAGGCGCTGCAGGCGGCGCTATCCTTGGTGGCGACGAGTATGCTGCCATGACTGAAGAAGAGCTTGCAGCACTCAAGCGTCGTCAAGAGTTAGGAACCCTCGGTCTTACTGATGAAGAGATGGCTGTTATGGCAGCGGAGTCTCAAGGTCGCACTGCCCAACAGTTTGAACAAGCAGCAGACCAACGCGCCGCATTGACAGCAACCACAGGTCTTGGGGCTGGAAGAGTTCAGAAAGAAGCTTTAGAAGAACAGGCAAACCTGGCTCGGCTGCAGCAACAAGACGCTGATCGTATTCGCCTCCTCGACATGCAGGAAAGGCTTAGGGAGGAGTCGCGCATTCAGGAACTTACTGGCGAGATGAGCAAGAAGACCCAGGAAAATCAGGACAGGGTTCTTGCATCTGCGCTTGGGTTGTCTGAGTTGGCTGGCAAAATGGATGTTGGTGCTGACCAAGACGCTCTTGCATTCCAGAAGCTTCAGGCTCAAATAGATGCGGCTGAGCGCCTAAAGAAGCTCGGCATCAACATGGAAGGCATGAGCTATGAAGACTTATCGAAGCTTGGCACGGAGGCAGCGAGTTAATCATGGCAACTAACGCAGAGTTTTATAGCGATACTTACAGCAAGGGTGCTCTCGATCACTGGGAGACACTGCTTACTTCGGTAAGAGAAAGCGCCAAGGAGACAAACAAGACTCGTTCTGAAGTCAGGGAAGAGCTCAACAAGTACATCAAAGACTTAGACGCTCAGATTGGGCAAAGTCAAAAAGCATTAGAAAGTCTGAACATTGAGCATTTTCGTGCTCACATTAAGGCCACAGAATCACAGGCCAGACGCTATCGGGCAGGAGCTTCTGCCGGTGCCAAGCTTTCTAAGGAGTTGGAAAAAATCGAGAAGGAGGTTCGTGGTGTTGTTGCTGGTTCTCTCGGCGGCATTCCTGCCGAGGGCAAGGTAAACGCACTCATTACGAATGCGAAGAAACAAGGGATAAGCGCCGATGACTTGCAGTATATAACCGAAGCATCTGGCGTTCTGAGGGTTCTAGGCAAATACGGCGTTGAGTTTGGCAGAACCAAGGGTGAAAGAGATAAGCTCAGCCCTTTAGATAAAGCAAAACTCGCGGCGGTTTCATTGGGTATGGAGCAGGGTCTTCGTAGCGGCATGAGTAATGCTCTTGCTGGAGAAGGCACTGAGGGCCTCGGCAATGCTGCCTTTATGGTAGCGAAAAATACAACAGGTGTACCACCAAGCAAAGCAACACTTTCAGGCTTTGCCCAGGCTGGGGTTGGCCAAGTTGTGAAAGGGGCTAGTCGCCGCAGTGGTGGTTTGACCAACGCAAACATCGACGCGATGTTGGTTGAGAGTGGTCTTGCATTGGCTACAGCACAACGAACTGCAGACCTGCAGTCACTGCGGACAGAGAGGGATTTGGCTGTGCGAGAAGCCGCCACTCTTCCTGGCGCAATGACCGAAGAGGACATTCTAGCGGAAGCAGCGTCTAAGATGGGGCCTGTTGGCTCTTTGGCTGGAGAGTATGGCCCAGGAATCATTGGTGCTTTCCGAAGAAGGAAGGCCGCAAAAGACAGCCTGAAAGCGTCTCGAATGGAGGCGGAAGCAAACGAAGCAATCCGCACCCAGATTTCCTCTCTTGCCCCAGAACAACGGGTATTCTTAGGTGCAATGGCAAAAGCCAACGCCGCGTATAGTCGAAACCCAGATGCGTTTACTGGTATGAAAGAGTACATGGCGCTTGCCGAACAACTGGAAGAAGCCAAGAAGAATGACCCTTCTTTGAGTGGAGATCAGGTCAGGCTGGCTACGTTGGCATTAGATTTGGCCAAACAGAAAAACCCAAAGGGCTCCGCACAAGATCTTCAGAGAGACCGGGACCGTATCCTTCAAGCCTTTGGCTATCGTTTTCTCCAACAGAAAACCCTAAAAGGAAACGAAACACCCAAAGAGGTAGTCAAGAAATCCGAGACCGCTAAAGCATCTGAAGACGGCGTGACCCCCCTTGAGAACCGTCCTGCCCTTCAAGCAATGCTGAAGTCTCTAGGAGAGAACCACCCCTTACGAAAGCAGTGGGAAGAAAGGCTCGCCAAAGAAGGCGGTAAGGAGCTTTCGGATATTGAGAAGAAGCTGAAGGAGGCCGGTGCAACTGAGTTGAAGGCGGCCTATAGAGGTGATCCCTATGGGCACTATGCGAAGTTTGAAGACGGAACGTATGGATACGTCGACAGAAAAACAGGAGAGGTAGTAAGGGTGTCAGCGACCAGCGTGGGCGGCAAGAACATCGCCGCCGTGTTTGCTGGGACTCCAGTCGGGCAGAAGAGCGAGAAGCCTGGTGATTTTAAGTCGAGCGATCTCGTAGAAAAGGCGAAAAGACAGCGGCAGAAGAAAGAGGAGTTGAACTGGAAAACTTGGTCGAATGACCAGAAGCTTGAATATATGCAAAAGGGCTACCAAGAAGGCCTTATTCCCGAAGAAGATTACAGGGAGTTTTTGCGCCTTATTCCTTCGCCAAAAGAGGAAGAGACAAAACCTTTCCTTGGAATGGGTCCAGGGAGTGGAAAAGGCTCAACCGGTGAGGACTTTTCGATCATAAAAGCTGCAAACAAAATCTTCTAGCCCTACCGTTAGTACATGCAATAGGTTCTTATTATGGCGATACCACTAACACCTGAGATGCTGGGTCAAATAGGCGCAGAAGAGCGGGAGATTGTAGAAGAGATTCGCGATTCGGTTGGTGAAAAACAAGCGATGGAGGTTTACCAGGAATACCTGGATAAACAGAACAGGTTTGGGACCTTTCAGCCAAAGTCACCGGACTCTGATGACGCTCCTAAAAAGAGAGAAAGGCTCAGTGTTCCTAAAACAACCCCCAGGGATGTTCGCAGAATACAGCCCGCTGCTCTTGAGGCAAGAACCAGCGCTATTTTAGACAAGGCTCTTTCGAGAGGAGAAGACCTAAGTCGTAGAGAAGCGCGAGCGATGGCCTACGAAGAGCTTGCAAGTATTCGGTCTACCCCCACTACTTTGGAGGGAGACCCAATAGGTGGTAAAAGCTTTCAAGACATCAAAGATGCAGCTTGGTGGAAGCAACCACTTGAGGCGATGTCACCACAGACCATTGCTGTTGGTGAGCGTGGGTCACCAGAGCGTTCGGGTTTAGACCGGCAACTCCATGAGTCTTTGCGAACCGTCTTTCTTACAGACCCCTTTAACAAAGCACTTCAAGAAGCAGGTAAGGAGAAAATCGATGAGAAGCTTCGTGGTAAGGAGCTCAATGATTGGCTAAACGATAGGCGCTTTACAATCACTCAACAGCAATGGGACAAGCTTGAGGGTCTTCAGATCGTTGAAAACGTCAATGCGATTGTAAAAGAGCAGGGTCTTGTTGAGCGCTACAACATGAAGCTTGATGACTTTGGATTGTTGGTGGCGACGAATCCTGCGACAGGAAAGATCGACCATGAATACAACAGAAGCATAGACGCTATCAGAAAGATACAACGACAGGCGTCCAAGAACGCTAGGTCTCAAATGAAGCACCTTGCTTCCAACGCAATGCCTGAGTTGTTCGACTTAAAGAACTCCAAGGGAGATGGTCTTAAGCTTGGGGTCTGGAAAGTAGGGGCTAACATTGGGCCAAAGTGGGCCAGGATTTCCAAGAAGGTAGAGTCTGACAAGCCAGAATGGCTGATAATCCAAGAGAAGCTGGCAAAGGGTGAAACCAAAGCTAAGGTGTATGAGTGGGGTAGGTCTTGGGTTCAAGACGATGACCCACTAACAGGAACCGTCTCAGAGACGTGGACTGGCGCAGCAACCCGTTCTATTTTCCATGCCCTGTCTTTTGCGCCTTTGACTTTCTTCACCTTGAAGAAGTTGACCTGGGACAGGAATCCAGAGACAGGTCTGCCATACGATGAAGGCGATTACATGTATCGTCTTGAGCGATGGCAAGACCAAAAGATTGATGAGATTCAGGAACTAAAGTACCGCTTAGATAACGGGCAAATATCCCCAGAAGAAGCCGAGGCTCAAGCATCATTTATTATTAAAAAGAGCCTTGCTGGTACGGGTGCAGCACTCAGTAAGATGGCAGCGGGCAGCGGATACAATGTGCCAGAACACATGAACACTGGCTCAGACTGGACTGATTACTGGCTCAGTGTTGCTGCTGGCGAGTGGTCTGGTTCATACATTGCAAACATGGACAACATTGGTGTGATGCCTCATTGGTATCCCACCGCCGCAGGATTGTTCCTTGAGATTCTAACTCCCATTCCAAAGACTCCTGCTGCACTGGTGGCCGGTGGAGCAAAGAAAGGAGTTTCTGTTTCTTCTAAGGCTGCTGCTAAGTTCGCAGATGGTCTCAACTATAAAAACGTAGGTGAGTTTTTCAAAAACGTAGACAGGTGGGCAGACACCGAAAAGTCTCTTACCGAGACCCTTGTCGCAAGAAGGGCTCTTCGAGATTATGAAATCCACGGTGGGGTTGGACCATCTGGAGCGAGGCTTACGGACGATCTCCGTGGAGTGTCTACTGCAGAAGACTTTGCAGGAAAGACAGGGCCAGATATCGCTGCTCGTGTAGCATCAACAAAGCCACTTTCAGACCCTTTCAAGTCTAAGTGGTTCAAAGGCTGGAACAGAAAAGATGTAAACGGCAAGGCTGTTTCTCGTGTTGCTCGTGCTCGTGACCAGTTGTGGCAAGCAGCAAAATCCAAGAATATGTTGGCCGCTCTCGCCAAAACCAGAAGCGGAAGAGAGCTTAGAGACCTTGTTGTGAAGGTCCGGCAGACGATGCCGAACGCAAGCTGGGATGCGGTGGCCAACGAGACGCTTGCTTCCTACGCTAAAAAGGAGATGTATTCAGTCCTTCAGGACGCATTGCCAAACACTTGGGTTCGCATCACCCCCAACATGATTGCCAAGAAGACGGCATTCAGAGCGGTGCAAGACCAGTTCATCAACAAGAGCCGCAAGTACATCAAGCATACTTCTAAGAAGAACGACAAAGGCAGGCTTGTTTACAAGTTTGATGACTCGAAAAGAACTGCTGTGGCGGTAAACATTGGTGCCGCTGGTGATAGGTATTCCGACCTCAACAGAAAGCTGATTAGCAAAATCAATGCTGGAGAAGACCTAAGCCAGAAAGAGTTTCTGCGTGCCACAAACTTTGTGATGAACGCGGTGGCAGAGGGATTGCTGGGCAAGCTTGGCAAGCAAGTCATCAAGGGCCAGCGGATTACCGAAAGGGCTTATACCGGTGGAACCATATCAAAGGCTTTGGGTGTCAAGGGTGGTGCATCAGCCGCTGCTATTGATAGAGAGCTCAAGGCAATAGGTGGTATTGATGACTTTGCTCGTGGTATTCGCGTTACCCTCTTTGGCCAAAGCGATTATCTCAGGGCTGTTGCAAACCAGGGGAAGGGAACCGCTGGTCTCAAGCTAGTCAAGATTGACGCCAAGTCCTTCGGTAAGAAGATTGACCCCCTTCTAATGGAAGGCTGGGAGCGCATAGCCAACCTAATGAATGCTGTCCCTGAGAAGCTAAACAGGGTGTTGGCATCTGCAGCAGATGACCCCAATAGAGCAGACCGCATTCTAAAAGAGCTGTTCGATGGCGACGAGCTTGCTTCTTACAAAGAGCTATTAGAACTGTTCTGGGCACCCAAGGGCAGGACGTTTGGTGATTTGTTTGGCAACGCCTATGGGAACACGGACAGGTTCTCTCAGCTTATTTCTGACGGACTTGCTTCTGGGGCCATCCCTAAAGGCCCTCTCACAATGGAGGGAATCAGGGATGCTATCGCCTATGTGGGCTCTCGGGTTGATTTGCCAGGATTGGATGACCTTGCCATCAAAGAGAAGCGCTTGGGTGGAATCTTTGGCCTCAAAGACTCTAATGATTTAGGGCAGTTATGGTCTTCGTATGTCATTATGAAGCATGCCCAGAAGGCTTTCGAGAAAGGTATGCGCCTCTTAGAGGAAGACCTTCCTGAGTTGTTTGTGAAGATGCCGGAGTTGGGAGGGAACGGCGCTGCATATCGGGCCAAGATGTTCTCGGACATTCTGTTAGAGGGCGGCATTGATGCAAGGCTTGTGAG